GCCTCATGTATTTGCGCACCTACAGACGCGCCTTTAAGCGTGCCATTGTCTAGTTTGCGTTTCACCTTGTCTGCAACCGGGTTACCTATTTCTAAATCTAGAACCGCTATCATTTCTTGATTTTCAAAACGCACGGTAGAGGTCCCTATAACAGCAGCATCTGGGTCAGATGACCATGTCGCATGATTAAGACTCACAATGTTATTTGCGCGGTATGCTTCAAGTTCCCAACCTGACTGGCGAAAAACAGTACCATAGCTATCTGGGCTCTCCGTAGAAATAACAAACTCGTACGAGCGGTTCTCTGGGTCTATAACCTGTGGTGCGCGCACAGTTGCGTAGCGGGTCTGAATGATGTTCTTGTTATCCATTTAAAGATTCTATTTTTGCGTCTACTTGTTCTTGCGTTTGTGCGTTTACTGGCTGGTAGGGCTTTTCAAGTCCTTCTATAGCCGGTAAGTTTTCTAGCCTGCGCACCTCGTTAGGTGCTAGCCAACCAGAGAAAATGCCTTTACTATACCAGTCTGCTCGGGACTTAATGTCGGTGCGCAGTAAGATGTTGTTGTTAAATCTTGTAAAATATTGTTCAGCTTTTTCGGCTGGTGTAAATAGTTTGCGGTCGCATTCTTGTTCTAGTTTAAGCTGCCACGGCATCACGCAGTCTTGCTGGTGCTCAATACCTAAATACTCTAATGATGAGTAATTTGCATTACTCATGTCCTTAATTTTGTGAGGTGCAATATTTAGAAAGCGGGATATTTCTATAACACCATTTTTCATGGTGTCCAATATCTTGAGCTCGTCTGGTGTTAAACTTATGCGCTGGTATTTTAAGCCATCGTCTAGAACTGCGGTGTTATGCTTGTGGCCAGCGTTCATGTGCTCATTAAACTTAGTTGATATAACCTTTTTATTTTCGAGTTTAATTTGTGATTCTGTACTAAGAACACCAGAACTTATCGCCTTATTATCATAACTCTTACGCGCAAAGTCTTGCGCATTTATAGAAATACCCAGAGAAGCTGCCATGTATTTTACAACGCTTATGCCTCTTAAACCCTCGTCAGAAAAGCCCATAATATGAATCATGCTGCTTGCTGGTATGGGTAGCGTGTAACCTTTTACGGTGTAGTACAGTTGGTTTTGATATTTCTTAACGTCAGTAACTTCGTCAAATGGTGTGTACACCAGCTCGACCGGTACGCCACTATTGTTAGTCACAATAACCGCAAAGCCATCGCCTTTTATAATAGCCGACTGTATGAGCATTTTACGAAATGTAAAGCTGGTCATAAGCGGTGAAGGCTCTTTATGCAATAGCATGTCTACTGGGTGTTCGCTCACACGCTCTACCTTATTACCTACGTTTCTAAATACTTTAAATGGGGTTTTTGCAATGTCGTTAGATATCTGATCTACGGCATTATAGAATGCCCCTACGGTAAGTGCTGTGCTTTGGTTTACACTAATTCTACCAGGTGCGCCCATATTAAACAAGCCGCCAAAGATACCAGACGAGTCAACGCTGGCAGCTCTAACGGCTGTAGGGTTTTTTATGAAAGCGGCACCTAGTATCATAGCTTCTATTATGAAAAGAGATACAAAGATTAAATACTAGGTAAGATAAAATAGGGATGAGTTTTCCATTTTTTTAAAAACGCAAGTTTATGCGTATATCTGCTAGTTGTAAAACATAACCACTAAACAGGGCATCGCTTACTATAACACTTTACGCCATCCGTTGGTAAGTTGCATACTATGCAAAGGTTGTCCTGTGGCAACGATTTCACAACAACGGGTATAGTTAATTGCTTTATTAGTGCTTCCCAAATAAGTTCAGGGCTATTAAATTCTGCTCTAAATTCATCTTCAAAAGTATCTTCAATCTTACTTACTATTTTTATAAATTCTGCTTTTTTCATTTCGTTTATTTATTAAATCCTGTTATCATTCAACGCAACTAACCATACCCACGAGCGTTAGCGGTCAGTTAAAGAATTAATCCGCAATTCCTCACTATTCCGAAAAAAGAATATATTTTGCAAATGATGAAGCCCTTTGATTTCAACTCTTGAAACGTATTCAATCCATAATCCATTTACAAAATTAATTTGCATACCGAATAAGTTAAAACTTGGAAAATCTTTGAAATCTAATTTTATTGCATTTAATTTTAATAATAATTCTTCTGAAATTGGTATTGCTTCAAATTCTGAATGTTCAGTATAGTCAAATGTAATTTCATCAATGTATATGTATTCAGAATCTACGCCAGTAACTGTACTATATTTTCTTTGTCCGTAAATTAATTTTACGATATTTCCAATACGTATTTCAGTTGGTAAAATAACCGAACCGCTAACAGCATTTTGCCGTAATTGTGGGTTTTCGTTTATATCGTTGTTTTTCATATTTAGTATTTTAATAATTAATTTTTCGTTGTTTAAGCCACAAATACGGCAAGATGCAGGACGTTATGGTGCATTTAAGAAGTAGATTCTTGGTTTAATCTGAATTGGTCAGGTACTGGGTCTTTTCTAGGGTGATCTGTGGTTATGAACTTCATACCTTCTAGCGTTGTGCGTGCGTTGTCTATGATGCTTTTTGCAATGGAGTTGATTGCTTTGGAACGTATCATTTCTTTCTCTAGATCGGTGTCTGTAATTGCCTCATCGCTTAGGCGTTCTAGTTGTGCGAAAAGATGATTGTTTAAATCGGTTAGCTTATTGTTTGCCATCTTGTAGGTTTTTAAGTTTGTTGTTAATTTGGGTTATTAGTACCAGAGATTTAATAGTCTCTGGTGGGTGTTTCATGTGTGAGTTCCGGTGCATGTTTTCTAACATAGAAATGCACTCTAAATTTAAAAGGTCCAAGTTGTTAGTGTTGCCGTCTTTAAATTTAATTACATGTTTGTCCGGAATATCCCCATGCGCTTGCTGCCAGATGTAACGGTGGTACAGATCCCACACACCTATCGATGTGCGTATGTACAAGTATTCTGCACCTGTTTTGTCTTTACGCAATCTTACTACCCCATTAGCAGGTGCTGTGTTGTGTGGCTTGTGCCCTTTTTTAAACCGGGTGTTTGCTGTTTTTTTAATACTTTTTGCGCTCATCCATTGTGCCTGCGGTATGCCTTTATTGTGCGACTGCATCCCTTTTTGAAATGTGGTGCTGCGCTTGCGCTGGTCCCGTATTTCTTGTGAGATGACAAGACCATTTTTAAGCAGGTAGTTATTTACCGCCCCATAGCTACTACCTATGTGTGAGGCTATGCGTTTAATGGGTAGACTTAAATAGTTTGCGTCTATGTATGCGGTGTCTTGTGCTGTGTATGGGGTGTGTTTTCCTTTGGGCATGGTTTTGAGTTTAGTGGTTCCGTTGTTTTGTTTGTTATCGTTTTACTGGCTTTGGGAAAACGATTTTTTATCTCTTATAAACTCTTGTATTTTTTCATGAAGTGTTGAGGATAAAGGCTCTTTCATTTTTCCCTTAACCTTGTGATGATTCATTTCTAGTAAATAAGCTATTAAAGCAAGTTCGTCATGGTCTAACTCTAATACTGTTCGGTCTTTACAATTATATCTATATATTGTCATTTGTTTTTATTTAAAGTTTCACATATCCCGTGTTAATCCACAGCACTGGTTAAATTAACGAACGCTAGGTATAAGCCTGTGCACAGTGTGGTTATCATTAAGACGGTAACTATTAACTGTCGCTGCCAGTGTGCTGCTATCCAGTACCAGTCTAGTAAGAGGCTTATAAGACTAGCCAGTATTATGGTTATGATGAGCAGAATGCCTGCGTTTTTTATATTTTTCATTTAGATTTCTTTAAATAGTTGGTAAGGTGTGTGCGAAAGCCGCGATGCGTTTCAAATTTGAACTCACCAAATAGTTCTAAGCATTCGTCGTTAATCGCGTTAAATGCCTCTATGGTTGTGCGGCTGTGTTGTAGTTGCTTAAAATATGCCTGGGTAAAACCTGCATGTGTAGCAAGCTGACATGCGCGCTGGTACTTGTGGTAAGGTATGTCTGTCGGGTTTTTCATGGGTTGGTTATTTAGAAATTTGTATGCTTGCGTAATAGTGGAGCTCGTGCATAGAGCTAATAGGTTTTTCGGGCATCAGTGTGCATAGCGATTTTAAGCGCTGTTCAAGCTTTTTACATTGTGCTGCAAATGCAGGATAGGTATCTATTTGCGACTGTATCTGCTTAATGCTATTTATGATCGTAGAGTGATCGCATTTGCGTTTTAAGGATTGTTCGAAATCTCGTATATCGTATAAAATATAGTTCCCAGATTTATAAGCAAGCCATCTAAATAGGTGACGGGCTTGTGCTATAGGAAGTTTTCTCGAAATAGAAAAAATAACATCTTTATCTAGTCCTGTAAATTCACAAACGATGTCTAGTGCGTGGTCCATGGGCTGTTTTGTTTTCATTAAAAGCATATATTTTGTGGATCATTGTAAGAACTTGACCGGTTTTCTACAGGCGTCATGGTACCACCTATGCCCATAACTATAGCGATAAGGCCGTCTATACGGCGGGTGCTGCGTGATTTGTCTAGTCGTAGGTTTTCGTTTGGATCCTCTATTGTGATGAGGCCGCCTACCTGCCAGCGCAATAATGCATTACCGCCGTGTACGAGTTTGCCCTCTATAACTAATGCCTCAAATTGCTTAGTGGGCGCGGTGTAGTTAATGATGTTTTGGTTGAACTCGCGCACGTTAACGCCATTGTTTATGAGGTTGTTTTTGATAGCATCTGCATTGTAACGGTCTATTTCTAGAACGGATGCGTTGTATTTTGTATACCATTGCAGGACAAGTTTTTCTACTTCATTATAGTCTATGGTTGCGCCTGGTGTCGCTATTAAAAAACCTTGTTCTACAAATGACTGATACGGCACTCCGTCCTCTTTTGCTCTTAATGCAATAGTTTTCGCTGGGCAAAAATGCATCACGCGTGTCATAACGATGCCCTGTGGGCATGGATTTGAAACTACTGAAAGTGCAGTAAGATCCTTACGGGTAGATAAATCTAATGCCATACAGCAGCCGTAGTCCGTAAAATAACTTTCGTCTATAGGCTCTGCATTGTGGCCACGCATCCACTCATCGTCTGTAAGCCAGGACTCCATCGCATTTACCCATTTGTTTAAATGCTTTGTGAGAAAGTTGTTTATTTTGCTGGGTTGGTTTAGGGCTTTTGTAAACTCAGTGCGCAGGTTTTTAATGTCCAGACCATTACCTAGCAGCGGGTTTGCCTTGTACCAGTTAGCCTCATCTTGCCAGTCGTCGTCATCGTCTAGGTCGTGTATCATAATCCATAGATGTTCGTCTTTTTTTATTCCTTTTAAAATTTCGATACATACCTGCTCATAGTCATAACAGACAGAGCCTATCATTGCGCCTGCGGTTGTAATTTGGTATGTAATAGGCTGTGATCGCATGACGCTTGAGCTTTCTAGATTTTCTTTTACAGTGTCATCGCGGTGCGCGTGGTACTCGTCTATGATGCTCAAGTGTGCAGATATACCGTCTTGCGTGCGGCTGTCTTTAGAGAGCGCCATCATTTTACTGCCTAATGGCGGGAATAATATCTTAGTTTGCAGGCACTCAAATTTTAGCTTTTTTAAAATAGGATTTGACTTTTTATGCTGAATAAAATCGTGTGCCTGGTCCCAGCATATTTTTGCCTGTTCTTGTCT